GCTTGATGAAACAGCTTGGTCCTCATGTGTTGCAGACGAGCGAGCATGTTATCTCGATCAGCTTGCCAGTCTTCATCAACGAGCAGCTTTACTTCGCGCCAATCGCGCCAAGCCGTTTCAACTGAGACCTGTTCTTTTTCAGCGTGATCGTACACAAGCGCCCGAGCGGACAGTCCATCCAACTGCCTGCGATACAGTCTCCGAATACGCTCCTGCTTGGCTTGTGTGGTGCGATCAGTGAGGGCCATCTATATCGACCGTTTTTTCGATATTAACCGCCCACACACCCTTCTGGCACGCACTAAGGGGGGGTAGGGGTTGAAAAAGCAGTTAATGTTTGCGGTATGGCAGTAAAAACAGAACCCATCAGTCTGAGATGGGCCCAGGGTCAGGTTTATTCGAGCGAAAAGCGCTTCCGAGTTTTGGTTGCAGGCCGTAGATTCGGCAAGTCGTACCTCTCCTGTGTTGAGCTGGTGCGTGGAGCGATTGAGAGGCCGGGTGAAACGTTCTTTTATTGCGCTCCGACTTATCGGATGGCCAAAGATATTGCTTGGCGAGCGTTAAAAAAGCTAGTTCCGAAGGTTTGGATCCACAGCAAGAACGAAACCGACCTGCGAATTGAGCTAATTAACGGTTCAACTATTGAATTGAAGGGCACAGAGAACGCGATGGCATTGAGAGGCCGCAGCTTGAGCGGTGTGGTGCTGGATGAGGCCGCTTTTATGGATTCTGAGGTGTGGTTTGAGGTGATTCGCCCTGCTTTGGCGGATAAAGAGGGTTGGGCGTTGTTTATTTCGACGCCAGACGGTACAGCTAGTTGGTTTTATGACTTGTGGTGTTATGTCCCAG